TCGATGCCGGACCGGCCAGCGGGCGTGTCCCACTGGCAGTCCGGCCTGGAGCAGAGGACGCGACCGCTGAAGCAGTCGATCACGTCGGTCATGCCGGGTTGGCGTAGTTGCGCTCGAGGGCGGCGACCAGGGCGACGGCGTTGGTGACCGATCGCTCGATGGTGCCGGTGGCAGACACGAACTGGCCGGTGGACAGGCCGATCGCCACGACGGTGATCGGGGCGGGGTCGCCGTCGCTGCCAGAGCCGCGCTGGACGTTGGAGTCGTAAGCGTAGGTGCGCACGATCTGCGCCTGCCCGCCCACGGCCGCCGCCATGTCAGAGGAGCTGGCGTCTTGAACGAGGATCGCGCCCGAGGTGCCGTAGTCGTTGCCGGCGTTCGCGCCCGCGTCGTCGTTCGTGAAGAACACGCGATAGATCGCGTCGGCGTCGGCCACGAGGTTCGCGCCGAAGTTCAGGATCAGCGAGGCGGTGTACAGGAAGGTGTGCGTCGCCCCAGCGGAGTCGGTGAACGTGATGCGGTTGATGTCGGTGGCGAGGAAGTCGTCGATCCAGACGCCCTGCGCGGTGATCAGCGTGTCGCCCACGAAGCGTAGCAGCAGGTCGGTCACGTTGCCGTTGCGAGTGCCCGAGCCCTCGTCCATGTCGGTAGCCTGGTCGAGGAGCCACGCGACTCGCGTGTAGATGTCCTCGGCGACCTGATTCGGGTTCGCGTCATCGACGTTGCCGTCGATGATCACGCTGAACGGGAAGTACCCGACCCCCGGGATCTGGCGCTCGCCGCCGTACGCGGCGAACGTGCCCGTGCCGCCGTTGTTCGTGTAGTCGGCCACGCCGTTCGTGTCGAGCGAGCCACCGACGGTGCAGATGAACCAGCGCCCGGCGGTGTCCTTGGCGACCTCATCGGCCACGTAGGTCCGGGCGGCCGCGACGAGGAAGCCCGTGCCGACGATCCACGTCACGTCGACATCGTCGTACGGCGAGGCGTCCGCGTTGGCCTCAACGGCCTCCTGAATCTTCGGGTCTGCCGTCGTGGTCAGCGGGAAGCGATACGCCTGATAGGTCAGCTGCGAGACACCGATGTCGACGAGGTTCGAGCTGGCGTACGTGTCGCCCCACTCGCGGACGAACAGCTTGAGAAACCCGCGGTAGTCGAAGCCGTCAGCCGGGTTCCCATCGGCGTTGGGGTCGCTGTAGACCTGCACCGCCTGATTGACGACGCCGTCGAGGATGATGTCGGTCGTCGTCGCGTCCGGCTGGTCTTCCTGGATAAAGTAGACTTGCGCGGTGCCAGGCAGCGTGCCCAGCGTCATCACCCCGGCCCACATCCCGGTCGCCACGCCGGACGGGTTGCGGACCGCCCAGCCGGCCGTTCGGACGAGGTTCCGGGCATCGTCGTCGACGAGGTCCCAGTCGTTGATGAACTCAAACTGCTCGTCGGTGATCGGGGTCATCGGGAACGGGAACTTGATCAGCGCCGCGTCCGACTTCCACTCTTCCTTGAGGAACGAGTACAGGCACTTCAGCGTGACGCCGTCGGTCGAGAGGTCACCAGCGATGTTCAGGTCGATCTTCTTGGTCGCCGTCGTGATCGTGACCTCGGACGCCTGCGCAAGCAGATCTGGATCGGTGATCAGAGCCATCGAGTTCTCCTGTTACGCACTGGCACTCTATGTCTTCGGCACTGTGTGCTGGTAGCCGCTGATAGCAAGCTGCGAGTGAATCTGGATGCTGGCCGAGTCGAACACGAGATCGTCGCTGGGATCCGTACCGGCCGACCCGTCCAGCAGAGGAGTCACCCCGTCAGACGCCAGCATTCTATACCACGCAGCCTGACCAGTCGCGTTCGCGTCCGTGTCAGGATGGAACGCGAGAGCGAGGACCCCGTTCACGGCAGCCGGCGACGACGGGCTGACGATCCGCAGCTCTGCCAGCAAGTTCTGAGTCGTCACGGGAGAGTTCGCAGTCGCAGGCTGCGCGCCGTCGTAGATCCTGAGATAGCCGTTGTCGAGTCGCCGCGCGAGCGCGTCCGCCTGAGCGTTGACTGTCGCCGTCGAGAGCTTCAGGTTCGAGGCCATCAGCTACTCCTCGCTCACCACGTCCGTTATCGCCACTATCTCGCGCGTGACGGGGTCGCGATCCACGCGCCGCGTGGTCTTCTTCGTGCCAGAGTCGACCGTGATCATCCCCTCAGGAAAGTGCGCGTGGACCTCAATAGTCTGCTTGCGCGCAGCCTCAAGCAGCAAGTCTGCTGCCTCTCGAGCCCTGCCGCTCGACGTTGAAGCCTTGACGACGGGCGTCTTGCCGTTCCCGCCGCCAGGCGGGAGAAGCGGGGGCTCACCAGGCGAGGGCGGCGTCACGTCCTTCTGGTTCTTCGAGGCAGGCGGCTGCAGCTGGACAGAGTAGAGGCCAGTGTGGCTGCCCTTGAGCAGCGACATGTCGCCAGACACGACGGCCAGGACCGCCTGGTCAGGCTTGAACCCAGAGTCGATCAGTCGCCCAATAGCCTGTGACTGCTGGTACTGGACCTCAGCGCGGTCCTTGATGTCGTCTGCCAGGAAGGGGATGTCCCTGTCGTCGTACCAGAGCTCAGCGTTGCTCGGAGACGGAACGAGTATGTCAAGGCACGTAGCGAGGCCGCGCCACAGCGGGCGCATCGTCATGTCAGCGTACCGTCGCCGCGCCTGGTTGTAGTTCTCGTGCGTGCCAGACTTCAGGCCCTCTGAGAGCCCGACGATGATCGGCGGAATCTGCGCCGCGGCGGCGATGCGCGTCTCACCAGCCGCCTGGGTGATCGCGAAGTCCATCTGCCGGAAGTCTTTGCCGACAGGCGTGATAGTCGCGCCAGCGCCGAGGTACAGGGTCTTGTACGCGTTCAGCGCTCCCGAGTAGCGGTCGCTGAACATCGCGACCCACTCCTTGAAGCTCTCCTTCTTGAGACCTGGGTCAAGCGTCACCACCATGTTCGGTGTCGCGCCGTTCTCAAAGAACTTGGCCTTGTGAGTGATCATCGCGGTGTCAGACATGAACTCCCGAATCACGGGAACCAGCCACGACATGCCGCGATACTGCGCGAACGGGTCAGGGATCGGAGCCCAGTGCGCAACGTACTCAGGAAGAAGCAGCACAGGCGTGGAGCCCGAGTACCGCCCGCCTGGGTGATACATGTAGCCGACGATGTCTGCGTCCAGCGAGTACGGGTCTGTGGTCGGATCCTCGTAGCTCCCCAAGATGATCGTCACCCAGTCAGGCCGCAGGCGCTTGATCCGGTTGCCAGCGCGCCTCGTGGCGAAGAAGTTGCCGGCCAGGTCCACGTCCTGGATGGCTCGCGAGAGCATCGACGCCGTGTTGCCGCCGGGCCACGGCTTCTCGAGGATAGCGAGGTCCTTGTTGCCGAAGTAGTCCCCGGGCCGCCCGTCCGTGATGCGACGCCACGTGAACCGAGCCTCGCTGAAAGTCAGCTGGCGAACAGCCATGCAGGCGAACACCACGCCGTTGCCCTTGAAACCTTGATAGACGAAGCTGTCGTAGCTCCCGTCTACCTGCTCGACGATCTGGCCGTTCATTGTCTGCTGGAGACTGAACGGGTACGAGAGGTTCTGGAAGTTGAAGAACTGGATGTACTCGTCAAGCGTGATCGACGGCCACTGTGTGCGCTGCAGCGCCTTCTGAACCAGGTTAGACATCAGTCACAGCCTTCTTCTTCCGTCGGCGTCGGACTGGCGAAGCGTCGAGATCAACGAGCACCGCCCCGTACACGACAAGCGATACCCCGGCCGTGATCATCGCCACAGTGACAGACCAGAGCGCGAGCCCCCAGACGACGAGGCCGACTCCGGCCATGATGGCGACGGCAGCGCGCCGCGCGGGAGTTATCGCTGTGACGACGCGAGCGATGACCTCGCGAGTCGCTGCTCTAGCTCTCGCGGTGTCTTTCCCCAGAGTGACTCGCCTCTCAGCGAGCGTGACGCTCAGCCCCATGCGATGAGGGGCTCGTCTGGCCCCTGGTTCGCGGCGTGCCACGTGGCACGATCATACCCGCCGACCGCGCAGATGAGGAGGTCAACGGACCGCGGTGATCCGCGGTGCTCCTTCACTGGCCTGGGTCCCAGCCGGTCAACCTTCAACGTGGTGTTCCTCGCGTGACGCTCGAGCCGAGGGTCGCCGTCTGTGGTGATGTTGCCGGCGATAACCGCGTCGTAGAACTTCGCCCACGCCGGGACCATCCTCGACGGGGACGTTGTCGCGTACTCTACGACAGGAAGGCCGGCCGCTGACCAATCTTCAAGCTCTTTGGCCCAGCGAAACGGGTCCGCAGCGATCTCGATGACCTCCGTGTCGCGCGCTGCCTCGAAGATGACGTTCTCCACCTCGCCCATCGGAACGCGCCAGTTGTCCTCGTCTGGCGGGCGCTCCCAGCACCCAAGAACGCGCATGTACCCGTCAAGAAAGACCTCGAGAAGAGCGGTGCAGTCGTGGTTGAACGAGCCGTCAAAGAAGATGACCCGAGGCTCCTTCGGATCTCGCTCCATCTTCGCCTCGAGCTCCTCGACCAGCTCCTCGTCTCTGTGCTCAGCGGCCACGTCCATCTGGCGCGGGATGGCGCACATCTCGAATACGCCGCCAGGCAGCGCGACGGTCGACGAGGACACCCATAGGTTCAGGCGCTTGATCCTGAACTCAGACTCCTTGAACCCGCCCGACTTCGCTCGCTTGGCCGACGCCCTCAGCTCGTTGAGGTCGAGGATGTCGTCCAGGCCCGGGTTGGCTGCCTCCCAGGCCAGCACGTCTTCGATGTCCGAGTTGTCCTGCGAGGCCCACCAGGCCATGTAGAACGTCGGGTCGTCCATCTCACCAGCGGCTACGCGCAGTCCATACTCGAACAGCTC